ATTTTATCAAAACCACCGGCTCGTCGAGAGAGTTTGCTAAATCAATTCGCGGACAGTATGAAGACTTGCGGCAACTTGGGGTTCAGATATCTGAGGTTTCCGACGCGAACGCAGCACTTTATACCACATTCACTGATTTTACTACTTTAAGCCCAGAAACAAGAGACGAAATCGGCAAAATTGGTGCACTCTTAGGACGCCGTGGAGTAGACTTCAAAGACTTTGCTGCTGGTGTGCAAGCATCTAACAAAGCTTTCGGCCAAACGGGCCCACAGGCCGCTCAGACAGCCATGCAACTTGAAGCTTTGGCGTCCAAGCTACAGATACCACCCCAAATGATGGCAAAAGAGTTTCAAGCCTCTAGCGGAGCTTTAGCTAAACTGGGTAAAGATGGCCCAATGGCATTTGCTAGGCTTGCATTCGCTTTCAAGAAAACAGGCCTTGAAATCAACAAGATAATCAAGATATCAGAAGCATTCGATACGTTTGACGGAGCAGCCACCCAAGCCGGTAAGCTTAATGCGGCGCTAGGCGGAAACTTTGTTAATGCTATGGATCTTATGATGGCAACTGATCCTGTTGAACGTTTTGAAATGATCAGAGACTCGCTATCGGCTGCAGGGCTAGAATATGACACCATGGGATACTACCAAAGAAAATTCATTGCTGAGTCAGTAGGTCTTGATAGCCCGAATGAACTAGCAATGTTGATGTCTGGCAATTTAGAAGGCTTAGCAGATTCAGCACAATTAAGCCAAGCCGAAATTGTTGAATTAGAGAAAAAAGCAGCGGAAGCAACAAAAGTTCAAGAAAAGTTTAACGGCGCTATGCGGAGTCTTATTGTAGTTCTTGAGCCAGCAATCGACTTACTGCAGAAATTTGGTGACTTCCTCGCAACGAATAAAGGGTTCGCGACTGGCTTGGGCTATGTGATAATGGCTCTTGTTGGCGCCTTTGTTCTTTATAAAGCTACAATGATGGGGCTGTTTGTAATAGAAAGCCTCCGTGCCATAGGGCTTTTGGGGCTTGCCGGCGCAGAAAAAACTAAAAATGAAGTAACTAAAGAATCCATACTGTTGTCTGATGCAACCGCCGTCTCTTTAGCTAAATTGACACCGCTCATGTTTGCCTTTGGCGCTGCAGTCCTTCTCATTGGGCTGGGCGTCGCCGCCGGCGCCATTGGCTTAGGATTCATGGCTCAGAGCTTTGGAGGCTTAGGGGACGCAGCATGGCCAGCCGCTGCAGCAATAATTGGCTTTACACTAGCGTTTACATTAATGATCTTCGTTCTAGCCAAGACAGCACCCGTGGCCGCCGTCGCAGGCTCTGCTCTCCTTTATCTGGGTGGTGGAATAGCCTTAATTGGCGCCGGGATGTTAATGACGGCAAAAAGCTTTGCTATGTTTAATGAAACCTTGCAAAGTATGGATACAACCAACATGACTAATCTCCTAACTGAGTTTGATAAATTCAGCAACACAGTAGAAAACATGTCCAAGATAGCGGATGCCATTGAAGAGATTGGCGAGGCTATGGAAGATTTAAATACCAATAAGACGATTGCGCTGACAAGACTAATCAAAACAGTGCAGATTGGCACCCCTGAAGTAATGGAAACAGCCGGCAATCTTGAAGCTATAACCACAAATCGTGCTGCAGCGCAAGCAGCTATAGATACTGAAGCAGTGGCAGAAATAGCATCTGCTGCAGCAGTAGCAGCCGTCGCCACTGGCGCCCAAAGACCAGAGATGAATGCTGGCCAGTATAGATCGGCTCAAAAACGTATGGCCACCAAGATAGTGATTGATAACGTTGTCCACATGGATGGAAGAGAAATCGGAAGAGTTACGGACAAGAGCTTGGGTGAAAAAATCGCCGCGGCCATAAATGGACTCGCTTCTCCGATTGCATAATATAACAATAAAAAATGTGTCCGTTAGATACTTATAGTAAAGGAGCCAAGATAGATGGCTGAAGATGATTCAATCGCAGGAGACATAAGCGTAGCGCACGATTTTTTTAATTCGCACTTTGACTCTAAAAGATACAAGACGCCTACTGTTGGGCGCCGATTGCAAAAAGAAGTAAGAAACTTTGTTGATGGTAGCGATTACCTTGCAAACAAGCGAAAGATGATGATATCTTTTCAGCATGTGCCTTCTGGTAGATCTATTTTCTTCAAATCGTTCATAACAGCTTTTAATGAAACTTATAATTCAGACTGGGTAGATGAGAAGGTCTATGGCCGTGCAGACCCAATAATTCTTTTTAAAAATACATCTCGGAGAATTACGCTGGCCTTTAAAATACCAGCAGGAACTGAAGGTGAAGCATACGAAAATCTAACTAAAATCCAGCAATTGGCTCAATTCTTATATCCAAATTATAAAAACGTAGGAGATGCTGAGACAATTGCGCAATCTCCACTGATTAGGCTTAAAGTTATGAACTTGGCACAAAAATCTAATCCAAATCCCGGCCGTGTGGCGGTCGAAGGAACAACTATGACCAACTCTGCCCGTCAAACTCAAAGCCCTGAGCAGCACTTTAGAAATTATCGAAGTAATCATCAATCATCCGGTGGTCTATTGGGGGCAATAACAAATTTGACAATACAGCACAACTTGGAAGGTGAAGACGGGGCTTTTATGAAGGCAGAAAACACCATATTACCAAAACTGTTTGAAATCAACCTAGAATTCTCAGTAATCCACGAGCAGCCTCTTGGTTGGCAAAAAACACGCCGCGGCGCCGATTTTTATGATGAAAACTTCCCGTACAATGCGATCGCTAGTGATCCTTTCAGTACGTTTGCTGACGGTAAAAATGATGTACAGTCCATAATAGATGCCGCTAATCCACCTCAAGCCCGCATTGATAACGCCAAAGCCAAGAAAAACAAAGCAATATGGGGCCTTAGCGATAGCGAAAGAGATGCCGTAGCTAATCGCCGCAGTTCGCGACAAACGGCCCGGGCTATGAAAAAAGCTAACGCACTAGGGGATGCAGTACAGGGGATAGGCTCAGATCATGATCTGGGCACAGGCACCCCGGTGGCGGATACGGACTCAGGTCAATATGTCATCAGGGACCGTGATGGCAACGTTATGTTCCACTATTGACGGGTGAAAACAAAAAAGACCCGCCGAATGATCAGCGGAGAAAGGCGACAAATAAATTATGGCAAGATATAAAACAGATAGAATATTTAGAAACAGTAGCGAATATTATAAACCAATTCGCCGCGGCCAAAAAACAATCAGACACTTTGAAACACCGATATTGGCCAACCCGGGCCCAGCCACCAGAGCGTTGATCAGTAGCACCACTCATATATGGACCGTTGGAGACAGATTCTACAAATTAGCAAATACATATTATTCCGACGTTAGATATTGGTGGGTTATCGCGTGGTACAACGGTGTGCCCACAGAGGCTCACTTAGAGCGCGGAACACCTATTGAAATACCACTAGAACTAGAGGCTGTTTTAAGGGTCTTGGGTCAATAAGATGGGGGCGATCAAGCAAGACGACCCAAGAGCGCAGAAGGCCTTAGAAAGTTTCGAAGCAGCTGTCGAATGTGGGCCAAAAATTCGCGATGGCATGGCTGGGTACGATGCTATGCAAGATCCACTTCGGGATGCCCTTTTGGCCTCTTACATCCCCGATGCCTCCCCTATGGAGGAGATAACCTACGATGATCTAGAACCGGCTCAACAACAAGAATTGGACAGCATAATCAATATGTTCTATCCGGGCGGCACGGGCGCATCAATGGGTGGCAGTACTGGCTTTTCAGACAGAAAATATGGTTCATCGGGCCCGGGCTATATGTCTGATGGAGAAGATTCCATAATTTCTACTGCTATCAGTGAACGTAAGGGCGAAGAGGAAGAGATAGAAGGCGCATGGGCAAAAACAGTCACAGGCAACCACCGTCATGAAGGCACACCATCAGCCACAACAAATGGCAGTCTCAATAATTTATTAAAACAGACCAATGAAAATAGAATAGTTAAGCACATGATGTCCGCTGGTACGCGTAGTTACGAGGTAGCCTATGACATTACCAATTATGATGGCTCAAAGCCCCCCAAGAGCGCTATTCTCAACGATGCATTGACATCTATGAATCCGGCCCAAAGAGCATATGTAGACTTCATAAGAAAAGACTATGAAAACGGAGGTAAGTTCTTTACAGAGCACGCTAGCGGCGCCTTTACCGCCTATGATCAAATGAAAACCTGCGCAGGCAATATAAAACGCCGAGATGATGAATACCAAAAGGCCATTGAGGCTGCAAGGGATAGAAATCTTCAAGGCCTCCCCGCCGACGCGTCTTCGTGGGACTATTTCGCCGCAGCAGGAAAAGAACTGCTTGGGTTGTCCGATGTAGACGACGATTTAGCAAAAGAACTATTCAATACGTCTAATCAAAGTTCAACCACAGAACTGGCCCTAACTGCTTTGGGTATCGATATGAATTATAAAGAGCAGTGTTATTTGTTGGCCAAAATTATACAACTTGCAGAGTACAAGGCTAGAATTGTAGATGAAGGTAAAGATAGAGGTTCTCCATCTAAAAAGCCTTTACCATACGTTGGGAAATCCGGCAATGCGTCCATAATGGTAAACGGCGATCCTTTTGGATTCATCAACAAGTTAACACAAAGCGGCAAATTTGAAAAGTTTTTCGATATAAGAACAAGCGAGCTGTCAGAACTGCAGCCATATATTAGGCTCTATAAAGTTGAAAGAAACTATAAAACAGGAAAAGAGTTTGAAAATCGTATATCGTTTGATTCCACGGAGTCTCCCGAACGCCTTTCGGACTTTTTCAAGAAAAAGGAAGCCAGAGGTTTCGGCGTCGGTATAAAAGATTTTACGTTTAAGTACGAGGGCTCCAATCCATTTGCAGTTAAGAAAAGTATTAGTGCAAAACTTACTATTCATGCAAATACATTTGATGAGTTAATAGCTTTGCGCACAGGCACCGCTGCCAAATACCGCTACTTGGATCTTTGCTTGAAGACTGGCGACGTCGAACGCAAAAAAGATCAGACTTATGATGATTATGTCGGAAAGGCAATGCAGCGCATTCAAGATTCAAAAAATTATAAGCTAGATTTCAGACTCAAAGCTGTTGTTGGGTGGTCTACTCCAAAAGCACAAGGCGGTGTAACAGTTCAAAGAGCGATTGACAAACAGGCCCTCATGGACGCTATAGATGAAAGCTACATAACTTTAAACTTAACCCCCACCACTCATGAATTTAATATAGGTGATGACGGCAGAGTGGAATTTGTAATCAACTATCTTGCGTATGTAGACGAACTATTTGATCAGCCCAACTATAACGTATTTGGCACTGCAGACTTAAATGCGGCAGCTTTTTTGAGTGAGATCGAAAAGAAAGATGCCCTCGTAAGCTGTAACAAGGGTATTAGCCGCTCCGCCAAAGCGGACGAGGGCACATTATCAACTTGGATGGAGGAGCTGAAAACAAGCAGCCTTCAAGGTTTAATCGAAAAATTATCAAGCCGAAAGAGAATATTTTATGCAAGAATACCAAGAAACCAATTGGCCCTATTTACATCTGAAGGGCCTTTTTATGAAAGAGGCGGCGCCACTTTAAACATCAACGCTTCCGAAAGTTTACGAAAAAGCTTGAAAAAAGATCTTGACCAATTAATAAGACCCCTAGACGGTAAATGGAAGGAAGTGTTAAATGATGAAGGAAAAGCAACCGGCGTTGATGCCGAGGGCCTAACTTTTTCTGAGTGGGATCACATACAAAAAGAAAAATTAATGTTTTCTACTAGTGCGATCAACTGGGACGAAGAGCATGTAGCCTTTTTCTTCTTGAGTGACTTAATAGACGCAGTATTGTCTAATATAGAAGAGGGCATAGACAACTTTGAAACTTCATTAAATAAATATATGGAAACTCCGAGAACTGCAGGAAATCCTCCCTTTCCAACTGCTAGTCCATCTCAAGGAGAGGTAAAGTTAGAATTGGAAAGATTTGAAAGACTCAAGCAACAATTTAAAAAACTCCGAGTAGTGCTCGGACCCATAGAGATAGTGAATCCTACTGATGAAATAGGAACCACATTTCTTTCATTAGGCGACATACCGATTTCTGTAAAATATTTTGTTGAATGGCTATCGTCAAAAGTTGTCGGTAAGTCCTCTACCAGCTATCCGTTAAGTTCTTTTTTATCTTCGTTTATGAATAACATGCTCAGAGATTTTTTGAATTCGAACACTTGCTTTGCCAAAAGAAGTTTTCAAAAACTAAGACTGTTTAATACAACAATAACCGACTACGAGTTGCTTGGTACCGGCTACGACTCGTTAACTAACCTTGCCGAAGTACTGGAGGCTCGTCGAGTTTTCCTTGGGGGTTCAGTCACAGACGGCGGAGATGAAGCCGACGAGGCGATGGTCGTCCTCGGTGGACAGACTCGAATTCTAAACATATCGGGCCCCGAAAAAGGAACGAAAGGTCCGATCGATAGTGAGAGAAATTACTTAATTTTCCATGCTGGCCGAACATCCCCGACCGAAAAGATGAGAGGCATCCGCGCGGTAGATCAAAGCCGCGGGATTTTTCATTATTTGTTAGGTCGCGACCGCGGCTTGATAAAAAACATATCACTACAGCGAACCAGTACGGCCGGCCATAAAGAGGTTAGATTTGAACAAGAGGGATATGATGGGTTACAACAATTAAGGGAAGTTTACGATGTGGAAATTGATTCTTTTGCCAACATTAATGCGTGGCCCGGTACATATATATTTGTCGATCCTCGTGGATTTGCTCCGACCTTGAGCTACAATATGAACCAAGAAGGGTTTAATTTTGAAGATTTAACTGACTATGGATTGGGTGGCTATTATATGGTGATCACATCAGAGCACTCATTTGGCCCGGGCTATGCGAACACTAAAATAAATGCTAAATGGACACACCAAATTGATCAAAAAGCAGATCGACCGGCCGCCGGCGGTGATGTCATGGAGGGTTTTCAGGCCGATGACACATCAACCATACCAAACCTCCAAAATGGTAAGGGAAAATGTAGTAGCGAACGAAAAGCCCGTATGAAAGAAACTTTTACCGGTACCGAAGATTCTGGTTTTTTATCTTCATTCATGAAAGCGCTCGGACACGATGATGAGGTCTCTAAAAAACCTAAAGGCTAATAGAGTTGATGCTAAATATTAAGAAGGAATTAAAAAATGTCAAAATTGTATGTTAGGAGCGAAGACGAAGGCGCCAAAAACCTTTTCAAAAAAAGAACTACATATCGCGCCAACATGTATCAATATGCACGCTCTTATCCAAACATAGTAGATTTTAATTTAGGGGAAAAGTTTTTTTATGGTAGAACAAGCATGTTTTTTGAACCTATTATATTCCGTAGCAACTTGGCTCAACTCCGGCCACTCGACGGCCCAATAAACCAAGTGGCCAAGAATCCCAGAGCGATAAACTTTGTGGCTGATGTTTTTAATCAAATGTTTGCACAATTTAGAAAAGCGCAGATGACGGGAAAATTAAACAATCGTGATCAAAGCCCAATAGCTGAATTTAAAATTTATAAAGCGTTCGAAAGCCCTGATATATTGTATCGAGAATACGTCAGTGCTCAATTATCTACAATGATAGGAATTGCCACAAATAAAAAAATGATTTTTGATAATTTTGATCAATTCTTTAAGTACTTTATTGATAGCATAACCGTATCAGCTAAAAGAATACCGTTTACAAGACCCGCCTTCATAAAAAGCAAATACTGCCCAATAACGTGTTCAGGGTTGGCAATTGAGCTTGACAACAGCGACTACACCGATGACGAAGGGAAGTGGTACAAGATCATCGAAAGCCCTAACTGGCTATACTATGTAAATCTTTGTAATAGTTATGGCTTTATGATTGACATGAATTATCCAATGAGGATCGTAGCTGATATAGACTCCGAAATTATGCAAGAAGCCGCAGCCGCTTACGGCTTAACAAGCACTGCCGTTGTCTTAGAAGACGCATACCGCCCGGCCCACCGCAATTATATGCAGCAGTTTAAAGATACGCTATATAATGCATATGTGGCCGCGACTAGAGTCAAGCATGTCATAGAAGGGGGGTGTGCCGGCAACTCAGTTCCGGTGGTCTCAAAAAGCACAGTATACTCGAAAGAAACATTTGAAAAAGTGTACAGCGATGCATTTTTCTTGGATACATATTTTAAAATACGATTTCAAGAAGAAGAATCGCAGTTCTCCAAAAGCGAAAAAGCGCGCATCATGGATGATTGTAAAGAAGTTGCCCGAATTGAGGGAGTTGAGTCCGCATTAGACGATTTTGAAAGAATTTTGAATAAAACGTTTGACTATCGAGGCTCCGTGAGCTATATTACGAAACACAGGAATGCAATAGAAAAATAGCATTCAAGGACTGGGCTTGTATTTTCAAACTTTAGATGACAAAAAAGAATGCGTAGGTGTTTATTCTAATGGCCACCTAGAGTTTGGCGAAATTCCGGAGAAAATTACCAGAACATGGAAATACACAGGCTCCGTAGATAAAGAAGAAATAGAGTATGCATGGCTGATGTGCAATGGTCGAGATTTGAAAGAAGTGTGTCCTCCGGAGTTAACTACTGAATTAGAAAAAATTCAAAGTAAGTTTAGAGCATTCATGAAAGCTTTTGATATAGCGAATGTTAATTTACGTGAAAATTGTATGTTTGATTTAGTTCCATTTGATTTCCTAAAGCAATTTTGCGAAATCAAAAATAAAATCACGGAACACGTGTTTGAAAAATACGAAAAGCCACAAAACTATGAGTTTCTGAGCAGATCGTACAAGTTGCTGCATAAGATATCTTATCAAGATCTAAATGTCAATGTTGAAGGATGCCGAGACTTGTTCCTAAGCAGTGCAGACGCCAGAAAAGTAACTGCCATATTGAACGGAAACAAATTCATAGATTATAATTTGTTTGGGACGGTGACCGGCCGTTTGTCTACCAAGAGTGGCTCTTTCCCGGTGTTGACTATGAAAAAGAAATTTAGAAAGCTGCTAAAACCCAAAAATGATTGGTTTATTTCTTTAGACTATAATAGTGCGGAAGTGCGCACTCTGCTTTCGCTGTCAGGCCAACAACAGCCGGATATCGATATACACGATTGGCACTGCAAGACAATTTTTAAAGATGTTGCCGGCCTAACTCGGCAGAAAGCGAAAACCATGTTTTTTGCTTGGCTCTATAACCCTGCTTCAAAAAAGGGTGATATAGATTTTTATGATCGTAAAAAATTACTTAGACACTGGTATAAAAATGGAGTGGTAAAAACTCCCTTCGGGAGACAAATAAAGGTGACCGAAAATAAGGCCTTTAACTACTTAATTCAAAGCACAACAGCTGACCTTGTAATCGATCGTGCGGTGGAGATTGACGTAATCTTACAGGACAGAAAGTCGTTTATCTCCCATATAGTGCATGACGAAATAGTGATTGATTTTAATGATGAAGACCGCGGAATCTTACAAGAAATTAAGAAATTGTTTGCTAAAAATAAATTGGACTGTTATGTTGTTAACATGCAGGCCGGTAAAAATTACTATGAACTTAAGGAGATGAGCATATGATTTCAATTGTTGGACTTGGCAACGCGGCCTCTGCAATCGCCGATCTATTTTCGGATATCAAGCAGTATAAGGTTTACAAACTAAACTCAAAAGTTGAAAGAAATAACAAGTATAATTTTAAATTAAAAAAATTTGATAATCCGGAAGAATATGAATCTAACATTCCAAATGTAAAAAAGTTTTTTGAACCGATCAGCGACAATATTCAATTTTTTGTAGTGGGTGGCTCTTTTAGCTCAAATTACACCTTGGGAATTCTTGAGCAGTTGAGAGACAAGAAAGTAGATCTTATATACGTGCAACCTGACACGGAGTTACTGACCGGATACCCAGTTTTAATAGAAAACACTACGTTTGGCGTCTTACAGGAATACGCCAGATCTGGCCTTATAAATTCAATAACACTAATATCTAATTTGTCAATCGAAGAATCGCTTGGAGACATCAACATCAAAAATTATTATGGTTCGCTGAATAATTTTATATTTTCATCGATTCATCACTTAAATTATTTTACTCATTCAGAGCCAGAAATTGGTCAGGTCTCGCGACCGTCGAATATCAATCGCATTCGTGCTATAGCTGGCCTTAATATGAAGAATATTGAAGAAAAATGGTTCTTTGACCTTGACAACCCGAGAGAGTTATGTTATTATTTAGCTATCAATACAGAAAGATTAGAAACCGAGGGTGGTTTGCACAAGAGGATTGTCGATATGCTTAAACAAAAGCCAAAAAATGCATTTCGTAAAATTTCTTATGCAATATACGAGACACCTTATCATGACTTTGGGTTCTGCGTTGCCCATACTAACGTAGTACAAACAAAAAAAACTCTTGACAAGCTAGAGCAAGAGTGATACATTAGATATCAAGGAACGCTTGATATACTTTACAAACAACAAATAGGAGAAAAAACTAATGTCAATCAACATGGAACTAATGCGGCGCAAGCTTGCAACACTACGAGGCGAGGGAGGAGATAACAGAGACTCAGTTTGGTTTAAACCAGACGAGGGGGATACTGATATCCGCATCGTGCCTACATCGGACGGAGATCCTTTGAAGGAAATGTTCTTCCATTATAATGTCGGAGATCACAAGGGTGGTATTCTTTGTCCAAAGCGAAACTTTGGCGAACAATGTCCAGTCTGCGACTTCGCATCACAATTGTGGCGAGAGGGAGTTGATAACAACGATGAAGAAAGCAAGAAGCTTGCAAAGTCGCTGTTTGTTCGCACCCGGTATTTCTCGCCCGTCGTTGTCCGCGGTCGCGAAGACGAAGGAATCAAAGTCTATGGTTACGGAAAGCAAGCGTATGAATTGCTTCTTGGCTATATTCTTGACCCCGAGTACGGTGATATTACCGATTCGCTAGACGGAACCGACATCACGCTTACTTACACTAAGCCCACACATCGTGGCGCATATCCACAGACAAACTTAAAGATGCGTCGTAATACATCTAACTTGCTAGAGGATAAGGAAGCAATCCCCGCCCTCCTTGAGCGAATGCCAGAATTTGGCTCGCTATTTGAACGCCTTAGCCCCGCGCAAGTAGACGAAATCTTGGATAGCCAGCTTTCTAGCGATAAAACCGCTGAAAGCCGGTCATCCACGCTAACAAAGCAATACGGTCCCGCTGACGGTAATAAGAGCGAAGTTGACCGAGCCTTTGATGAATTAGTTGCTGGTTAGCGAAGTTTGTGGCCACCGTTGGCAGAGCGGGTTTAAATACTCTGCCACCCCTTTATACATAGCAGAAGAAGGATAAAATAGATATGGAAAAGAAAAGAAGAGTATTATTATCTACATTGATAAAGACATTAGAGTACCACCAGATGGACATTGAAGAAATGGAAGATTTCTTTGTAGAATTTCAAGAAAGCAAAATGGTTGATCAGTTTTTTGGTAAGCTGAGCGCGAAGACACGCGAAGAAGTAAATGACGAAGAACTGATCGTTGTTCGTAACCGCCTAATTCGACCAGTTATTGGCAATGTTTCAAATTTGCATCTATTACGCAGAATGGTGCCGGGGATCGAACCCAACAAAGACGGCTCCTGTACAATAGATATGACCACAGAGTGGATTGTTAAATTTGGTATTACTGAGGAAGATTTCCGAAATGGTAATAGAAGGCTCATGTTAGCACCAGATGCACAGAAACTTTTGAAAATGTCATCGAATAGTTTTGTTAACAATCGATTCTTTAAAGATAAGACTACCAAATTTGGTAAAATCTGGGTAATCGATCTTAACGCAGTTGAGCAATATAAAGAAAATCGAGAAAATCCTCAAATTTCGCTTATAAGCCAAAAGTTATAGAATGCCGATAGCAGACCGGAGATAGTCTGCCTTATTTTAACAGAAAGGAGTATTAAAATGTTAGAATGGATTAAGTCCGTATGGGCCCAATGGAAGGTTCAGGTTAGCGTAGTCGGTGGAGTTCTGGTTATTGCAACCGCTTACGGAACTTGTTCGGTTGAGCCAGCAACTGTATCAGATGCAACACCAACCAACACCGAAACTAGTACAACCAGTGAGGCTGTAGAGGTATCGTCCACCACCACCGAGACCACGGAAGAAGGGACAACAACGGATACTACAACCGAAACCAATACTACAACCGAAACAGAGTAGTAATCTAAAGCCGCTGGCAGACCGGTGTAAAGTCTGCCCTGTTTTAAGGAGAGAAAATGAGACTCGTTCTACCAGTCCTTGCCGTGACCCTAATGATGGCTTGCGGAGACAAGGATGAAGACACCGCGGCAGACACCGCTAGCTCTACTGACACAGCAGAGTAAAAACAGCCGCTGGCAGACCGGTATAAAGTCTGCCGCCATTTTCACAAGGAGAGTACGATGGCAAAAACAAAAACGAAATCTAAGGCCGGCCGCGTACCGATGCAAGATTTGATGAAATTGGTTAACAAGAAGGCCGGCCGTAACGTAGCCCATGACTTGACTGGCGAAAACCCAACCGCGGTAAAAGAATGGATCCCGACTGGCTCCCGCTGGCTTGACTCTATTATATGCAAAGGCCAGTTAGCCGGCGTACCAGTAGGCAAGGTGACTGAGATTGCAGGCCTTGAAGCTACCGGTAAGTCATACATGGCAGCACAGATAGCTGCAAACGCTCAGAAAACGGGCAAGGTTATCGTTTACTTTGATTCTGAATCAGCTATCGACCCTGCGTTCTTGGAACAGGCAGGATGCGATTTAGAGCGATTAATGTATATTCAAGCTTCATCGGTAGAGTTTGTTTTAGAAACAGTTGAAGAGTTGCTTGGCGCTACTGACGAACAGCTTGTATTTATATGGGACTCGTTGGCATTAACACCGTCGATTTCTGACGTAGAAGGGGACTTCAACCCGCAATCATCCATGGCCGTAAAGGCTCGTATTTTGGCCAAGGGGATGTCAAAGCTCGTGATCCCAATAGCAGATAGGCAAGCTACGTTAATCGTCTTAAATCAACTTAAAACAAACATTCCGCAAGGCCCAATGGCGCGCCAGATTGCTATGACAACACCATACATCACGCCCGGTGGAAAAGCTATGCACTATTCTTATTCCTTAAGGATCTGGCTCACCGGCCGAAAAGCCAAATCAGCGTATATTGAAGATGACAAGGGATTTAGAATAGGATCTGAAGTTAAGGTAAAACTTGAAAAATCACGCTTTGGAACACAAGGCAGATCCTGCGCTTTCCGCATACTGTGGGGGAACGAAGTTGGAATCAGAGATGAAGAGTCGTGGTTCGACGCGATTAAGGGCTCCGACTCACTTAGCAGCGCCGGCGCATGGTACACACTAAAGACGGAAGATGGCTATGAAAAGAAATTTCAACCATCAAAGTGGACTGATATTATATCTAGCGACGAAGAGTTTAAAAGCAGAGTAATCCAGATTATGGATGAAGAAATAGTTCGCAAGTTCGACAAGCGCCAAGGCGATGCAAAAAACTTTTACGAAGATCCGAGTGATCTAACAGTGCCACTTAATAGCTGAAAAGGCTTGACAAACCGATCCCCATCCATTATAATATGTTATGGATGGGGATTTTTTATTGGCATACGCCTGTTCAAAAAGGAGTTAAAATGAGTAAAACAAAAAGAGTGCTGATTGTTGACGCACTAAACGCATATCTAAGGGCTTATATCGTAGACCCTTCTATTTCGCTTAATGGCGATCCAATCGGGGGCATCAAAGGATTTATAAAAATTCTACAAAAGCTGGTTCGTGAAAGCGCTCCTAGTGAGATTGTGGTAGTCTGGGATGGTCCCAACGGATCTCAAAAAAGAAAATCGATTGATAAATCGTATAAAGAAGGGCGAAAGCCAATCAGGCTTAACAGGGCGTTTCACAATCTTACCGATGAGCAAGAACTAATCAATAAGATGTGGCAACAAAGCAGGATAATTGAATTTTTGAACAACATGCCAGTTATACAGTTTATGATCCCCGAGATTGAGGCTGACGATGTTATTGCCTACCTGACGAGGCTGCCAAAATATGATGGGTGGCAAAAAATTGTGGTTTCTAACGATAAGGATTTTATGCAAATCTGCGACAATGAAACGATTCTTTTAAGACCAACAAAGAACGAAATTATGAACAAAGACAGAGTGATCGAAACAACGGGGGTACACCCCACCAACATGGCGCTAGCGCGAGCAATTATCGGGGATAGTTCCGATAACTTACCCGGAGTAAAAGGCGTTGGATTTGGGACAGTCGCTAAACGATTAGGTTTCTTGTCAGAAGAGAAAACTTATACAATAGACGAGGTTATCGAGCATTGTGAAGAAGCTCGCGAAAAAAGCAAACTTAAGATTTATGATAATATAGTCGAGAATAAATCAGTGATTGAGCATAACTATAAAATGATGCAACTATATAGCCCGATGATCTCTATCCAAAGCAAGACTATGATCCGAGAATCTATAAATAATTTTGATTGCGATTTTAACAAAACAGCCGTGATTAAGATGATGATCGAGGACAATTTTGGTGAATTAAATTGGGATGATCTACGTGCAAACTTAAACAGAATTAGCAGAGAGTGTGTTGACGCCGCAAACCAAACTTAATGTTTTTTGGCTTGACTTTACGATATAATATGCTATACTTATTAATACTAAAAGAGGGTGATTATGCAAGCTGCAAAAGCTAATTTCGGAAGGTATGGAAAAGCCTTCCAAGAAGGTCTCGTGCAGCTGATATTTCAAGATAGGCCCTTCGCCGATCAAATAACAGAGGTGCTTGATGTTAATTTTTTGGAACTTGAATATCTAAAAATTGTACTACAGAAGATCGTGGACTATAGAACAAAGTATCAGGTGCACCCCTCTGTGGCAGCATTTGACACGATCTTAAATACGGAGCTTGATTCAGAGGAACAGGTTTTACAGACTCAGGTTCGTGAGTACTTTAATAAGATTCACAACACGGAGCCGTCTGATGTATCTTATATCAAGGAAACGTCTTTAGACTTTTGCCGAAAGCAAAATCTAAAAGAAGCGATGCTAAAGTCCGTAAACCTTTTACAGAACTGCAGTTTCGATGAAATATCCACCGTGATCAACGAGGCCCTAAAACTTGGCTCAAATACTGATTTTGGTTACGACTACTTGGCAGACTTTGAAACACGATTTATCCCGAAACACAGGAATCCGACAACAACCGGATGGAAAGACATCGATGCCATCACGAGCGGCGGATTAGGGAAAAACGAGCTTGGTGTGGTGGTCGCTCCCACTGGGGCCGGAAAATCAATGGTGTTGGTGCATCTAGGCGCCGCAGCAATCCTCGAAGGTCGTACGGTAGTGCATTATACTCTTGAGTTGCAGGACACTATTATTGCCACACGATACGACAGCTGCATAACTGGATATCCACTTTCTGACTTGCTTGGCTTCAAAGAAGAGATTTACGATACCGTCAAGGATGTGGAAGGCAAGTTGATAGTCAAAGAGTATCCAACCAAGTCAGCTTCTACCAATACGATAAAGAACCATCTTTCTAGATTACAAAAAAGGGGGATAGAACCCGGCTTAATTATAGTTGACTATGCCGATCTTTTAAAGCCGGTAGTAGTTAGGAAAGAAAAGAGAAATGAACTAGAATCAATTTACGAAGAATTGAGGGCCCTATCGGCAGAATTCAAGTGTCCAATTTGGACTGCATCACAGACTAACCGATCCGGCTTGAATGCCGAAGTTATCACCATGGAGCAGATTTCCGAAGCATTCAATAAATGCTTTGTGGCTGATTTTATTATGTCGGTATCAAGAACTATTGAAGATAAACAGAAAAATGAAGGTAAAATTTTTATTGCCAAAAATAGAAATGGACCTGATGGAATGGTATATAATATTTTTATGGATACCTCCAATGTAAACATAAAGATACTACCAAAAGTAAATAATCCGGCCGGCGGCTTAACAATTCCGCTAAACCCGGTTACATTAGAGACTAAGACACAGCGTGAGCTGTTGAATAATAAGTACAAGAATTTTAGAAAAAGAAAATAAGGAACCTAAATAATGAGAACAATTCAAAACATCCGCAGATTTCGGCTAAGTGATACTTTCATTGAGCCATACAAAACCAAGAAAGTGCCGTGGGGCCCCTTGGGATATGTGACCTATAAGAGGACATATTCTAGACGTTTAAGTGAGTTTGAGCCGGATGCTGATGGCTCTGAAGAATGGTGGCAAACTTGTCGTCGAGTTATCGAGGGCATGTTTAATATGCAAAAACAACACGTGTTTCAGCTTGGCTTGGAATGGAACGACAACAAGGCACAGAAAACAGCAAAGGATGCCTTTGATAGACTTTTTGAATTAAAATGGACGCCACCCGGCCGCGGCCTTTGGATGATGGGCACCAAGTTTGTCGAAGAACGCACAGCTGCTGGCTTATTTAACTGCGCTTTCCGCTCTACTCGTGACTTGGCCTCTAAGGGAGGCTACCTATTTGCTTGGATGATGGATGCACTAATGGTCGGCGTCGGGGTCGGATTCGATACCGAGGGCGCCGCCACTGTGACAATCCAAGAGCCACAATGGACCAACGACACATTAGTTATCGATGATTCTCGGGAAGGTTGGGTTGATTCCGTTCATGCTCTTTTGGACGGCTTCTTTTTTGGTGACAAAGTTCCTAAATTTGATTATTCCGCGATTCGAAAAGAAGGCGCCCTAATCAAGGGCTTCGGAGGCACGTCTTCCGGCCCGGGCCCCCTAATCGAACTACACAAAAACCTGACTGAGCTGTACTCCTCAAAAATTGGAGAATCAATCACATCAGTCGACATTGTGGATACTGAAAACCTGATCGGCAGGTGTGTGGTATCAGGAAATGTTAGGCGTTCTGCAGCCTTAGCCATGGGCCGTCACGATGACACTCGTTATCTTGAGATGAAAAATGATCAAGAAAAGTTGTACCATCATCGGTGGGGCTCAAATAACTCTTTTAATGCCGAAGTGGGCATGGATTACACATGGCATGCAAAACAGAGCCAAAAAAACGGTGAACCCGGATACATATGGCTTGATAACGCAAGAACTCGGGGCAGGTTTAAAGATGGCTTGCGGTATGATGATGTCAACGTTGCTGGCTTTAACCCTTGCGTTGAGCAACAACTAGAAGACGCTGAACTGTGTTGTTTGGTTGAAACTTATCCTGCAAAGCATGAAAACCTAGAAGATTATCTGAAGACGCTTAAGATAGCGTATTTATATGGGAAAACTATAACCCTCTCCAACACTCATTGGCCTGAAACAAATGCAAAGATGCTCAAAAACCGCAGGATTGGACTCTCGCAGTCAGGCGTTGTACAAGCATTCAACAAGTTTGGCCGCCGAGAAGTCTATAGCATGTGTGATGGGGCCTACGATTATGTAAAACAATTAGATGAAGAGTATTCCAATTGGCTGTGCATACCCAAATCTATCAGGATGACATCGATAAAGCCGTCTGGAACAGTGTCTTTATTGAACGGATCAACTCCCGGTATTCACTTCCCAGAAGACGAATATTATATCCGCAGAATCAGATTTTCCAACACATCCAGCTTACTGGAACCTTTGAAGTCTGCCGGATATAGAATGGAGCCGGATGAGTATACGCCAAACACAACAGTAGTAGAGTTTCCGGTCCACGAACCATATTTTACAAAAGGAAAGAAAGATGTTTCGATGTGGGAGCAGCTTGAAATCGCCGCCCAATACCAACATTATTGGGCGGACAATTCTGTATCGATTACGGTAACGTTTAAGCCAGATGAAGCGGATCAGATAAAGTCGGCCTTAGAACTTTATGAGACGAGGCTTAAAGCAGTGTCTTTTCTGAAGTATGAAGAGACTGGGTATGTTCAAGCGCCATACGAGCCGATAACCAAAAAGCAATATAAAACTATGGCGTCAAAGATTACCCCAGTTGTAAAATTCGCGACCCAAGAAGGCGGCGCCGGATCTAAATTTTGCACCAACGATACTTGTACTATTTAAAAGGAGAAAAAATGAACTTTAGTCATCTCTTGGATGGTAAACAAATAAAGCAAAAATGCAGAAAGTATCCAAATGAAAGCCAAAGTTGCTATTGGGTACCCACGGGCAATATACGCTCTATGATAGGTAATAATGTAAATGTTACACTATGCTGCAGAAACTGTGGTAGAATAGAAGATGTATTTTTAACCTCTGAACAATTTAAAAATCAAGAGGAAATACTAACCAGACAAATTAACAAGGAGAGAAAACGTGTTCAAGCCCGTCAATAGGCATCTTTTGATTGAAATGCCACTAGAAAACGATACAGAATCATTAGTGATTTTGCCAGAAAGCTATCAGCCAAAGAATAGTACCCACGCGGTAGTATCCGTATTGGCTGCAGCTGAAGATTCTAAATACCAGCTCACAAAAAATACGCAAATAGTGGTCGATCGCTCAATGATCGAGGAAATTTATGTTGGTCATACTATTTATAATGTTATATTAGAAAACTATATTTTGGGCATTCTAGAAGATTGAAAAGTTGCACCCAATATAGCGAAGAGTAGGCAGCAGGATGGATAAACATTTTTACAACGAGGCTTCCGCCAAAAAATTAGGTTGGGAGCCCAGTTGGTTTGGCGAAAAATATTTTGATGACAAGCTTGTGCGCGCTATTAAAAAATGGCAGCAAGTACGAGAAATCAAGGCTGATGGTCTTTGTGGTCCGATGACTTTTAGAAGGCTGTGGACCGAGAGGCAGTCAGAGATAGATTCTTTTAAACCATCAAACTGCCATTATTCGAACTATATTGTTTATAACGGCGATTTTTATCCAATCGGTTGGGATAAGTTTGTCTTATGGTCTGAAAAGGGCGGCATCGAAGCAAAACGAGGCCATTTTTATGATTATTCGGGGCGCCCCAAGAGAAAATTGAGATATTTTGTAAATCACTGGGATGTGTGCCTTTCATCGCACTCTTGCCAAAATATTTTAGATAAGCGAGGAATATCCGTACACTTTCTTATCGACAATGATGGAACCATCTACCAAACACTAGACGTCCAGCACGCTGCATGGCATGCCGGCAGTGCACGTACGAACAGGCCGTCAATCGGAGTTGAAATAAGTAATGCGTATTACCCAAAGTATCAAGATTGGTATGTTAAGAATGGTTTCGGCCCCCGACCGATAATAGAAGATGCGTGGGTTCATGGAACTAAATTGAGTGAATTCACTGGCTTTTACCCAGAACAGATCGAAGCGCTCAAATCTTTATGGAAAGCCATCAAGAACGCCACGGATATTCCTTACGAGACACCTACTAACCAGTTTGGCAAAACATCTACCAAATACGAACAAGATGTGGCTTACGGTAACTTTAGTGGGTTTGTTAGTCATTACCACGTAAGTAAAAGAAAAATAGATTGTGCTGGTCTCGACATCGCATCGATCCTAGAGGATCTGAAAGAAGAAGAAGAAAATAGCTGCCCTATAGATAGCTATCCACAATAAGCGCTATAATATCTTCATGACCTATATAAGGTATGGGGATATTATTGTTTTGGCTAGCTTGCCTGCCGGCACTAGCTTCAAGTCACACTGTGCTGAGGGTCAGTGCGCCAGTCGCACTACAAACATTCGTCATAGGGCCACCACACCAAAAAGCTATTTGGGAGACACCCCCTTCGCTTAGGATATGCAAAGACACCGGAATAGATTATTTCAGAGTCATGCAGGCTAGCAGGTACTGGGAAAAATTAGGCTACAGGTTCGACAGTATTTATGTTGACTCGTCTCCGATATGTTTGAACCCCAGATATGGGGAAATAATGATAACCTTGCCAGACGGCACACTAGACCCGAGTCACATGGCAGCCACCAAGATTTACACTCACACTAAGAGCGGCTTTATAATAAAAGCAAAAATCTTTATAACCCCTCGGAATGCTAGAAAGCAGCGTGTGCTGGAGCATGAAATAGGCCACGCTTTCGGGTGGAGTCACTATAATCAAAAATTCCACATGATGAACTCCAACTGGTTTTTAGGAGGTTATGGTTCGAAAGGTCTGAAGAAATAGTTGACAGCCGATAAGTCATCAGGTATAATAGATTAAAAAGAAAATTGAATTTTGAATACAAAAATATTGTTTTGGGAAGCTCTTTGGTCGCGGTTATGTACGCATTCAAAAATCAGTATCCGATATTTTTCTCAGAAACCAAGAGACCCTTTATGTTTGAGCACTTTGGGCCAGATGTGGATTTATCGTATCTGCAGCTGCCACCGGCACCGCAAAGTTTAACGACGTTTGGTGATGCAAAAATGGTAGGACACCCTAAAGAGTTGTTATGGGAAAGGCTGCTTTTTTTACTGTCGTTAGATGGCAATGTTCCTTTGTCAAATTTGTGTACCTCTATGAGATATGACGGAGAAAAAATTACGTGCTCCAACCAATACTCAAAAATAGCAGAGGTTAATTTTGAAAAATGTATATACTTTGATGGTGACATCGCCAATCTAGATATAATAAAAAGCCTTGCAAATGACCACCATGTGTGTTATGATTGGGTAGCGTTTCACAAAGGTGGTATGCACGAAATTGACTATTTGAGTACGGGAGACAAGTTTGTGTCTGAGGTGTGGTTTTACCCATCAGATAGGATCGATGGCAACACTAAAGTAAAAGATGCGTGCGTTAAATCTGTTGTCGAATCTGCTGCAGCCACTGACTTTAATTTTTCAGAAACAATGGCAAGATTTAAACTGGTTCACGAAATGGAATCAAGAGGAATGAAAGGAACTTTTAATGGATACTCCAAGACAGGAAGACCGAAATATTACAAACATAAAACTTCAAACATTAGACGAGAAATCTGTGAACCAAAGTATGAATGTGTGTCGAACTCCGACAAGATTGAGATTGGCGAAAAGAGTGAACAATCTTTGCTACAAGATTTATCATCGTCTTGTTTGGCCTACGATAGATTTTTAAGCAATTATGAAGAACATACACTTAGCCGGCATAATACCGCTAGCCAATCTTAAGACTGAATTTGAGCTAAAGACCCCGGAGGTTTTGTTGCCGATAGGTAGCAGCTTTACTGCGATTCAAAAATCAGTTTTTGAATGTGCCTTAGCTGGGTGCAACACTATTTGGATTGTTGCTAATGATGATGTGGCTCCGATAATTAGAGAGGTTGTGGGTGATTGGGTGTATGACCCAGTGTACTACAATAGAATGTCTAAATTTAAATCGCAGGAAAGGAAAGAGATACCTATTTATTACGTTCCGATTCACCCCAAAGACCGCGATCGCCGCGATTCTTATGGGTGGTCAATTTTACATGGTATACATTCTGCTTGGCGTGTGGCATACAATATTTCACACTGGCTGGTCCCAGAAAAATATTTCATATCATTCCCCATGTCAACTTATGATATATATGTATTGAGGGAACATAGGCAAGCAATTTCGTCTAGAATAAACAATTTATTCCTATCCCACGATGGTAAAAATGTTAAAGACAGTGTGCCTCTGCCATTTACAATGACAGGAGAAGATTTTAAAAGATGTCGAAGACAAATAAACAAAAAGACCACAAAGGAATTTTTGTCCCCCCCAGCACACGAAAAATACCCTTCAGAAAGGCTGGGAATAGAACAACGATGGTCAGCCCGCCATTTCGAATTAAAAGACATATTTGGTGAGATTCACGATGAAGAGGCTCTTAATGTATGTGTCGATTG